CTCTATAATATGGAAGGACACAACTCTGGTAGACAGATACGTTATCTTAATAGGAAACCAAAATATAGATTGATTCCTATAATAAGAAACAAAGAAAAGCAGTACCCTACATACTCTAGGTGTTTACCAGATGAAGAGTTTAGTAGTGGAGGCTACATAGTAGAAAGTGTCTATGATGCTATGAGACTATGGCAAGCCACTAGTATTCCAAGCATAGCTATACTTGGAACTAACATGAGGACTGACTTGCTTATGAAGTTGGCTATTATATCTAAGCAGTATGACACCCAATGGTGTGTACTCTTTGACCCAGATGCACATGTTATAGCCAGATTAATAGGGACTAAGATGAGAACTTATGGATTAAAAACTATAGAAATACTACCAGAATTCAAGCCATATGAGTATAGTGATGATGATTTGCTATCCTTAGTAGAGGAGGTATTCTAATGGGACACTTTAAAGACAAACAAATTATACTGGAGGAAGATATGACAAGCTATATTAAAGATGTAAAGAATGATATCATGAATTTAATATGCAAAGGATGTGATAAATTTAAGGATGCAAATTACACCTTAGCAGTTGAATCACAAGTAGAAGAAATACTACAAAGGAGGTTAGACCAACTATTTAAATTATTGTTAGAGGAGAAAGACAATGATAACAAAAACGTACACACAAAGAAAGAAGAAGTATAAACCCCAAGCATTAGATGATACATGTTTAAGGTGTGGGTTATTTGAACATGCATCTTCCCCTAAATTATCCAGAGTTAAGATACAGGATGGAGCAACAGGTAAAGTCCTAGTAGTATTAGGACATCCGTCTCAAGCTGAGGATATCAAAGGTAAGATAGGAGGAGATGTAACTGGAAGTACAGTAAAGAAATATACTAAGCAGTATCTTAAAGACTGTGAAGTATGGATTACTAATCCAGTTAAATGTCATCCAAAAGATTATACTATTAAGACACATGAAGTAAGATGGTGTTCTTCCAATCTACGAACAGACATAGAAGACTTGAAACCAGATAAGGTTATAGCTATGGGAGAACTAGCTAGGATGGGGTGTAAGGAGATTGACCAAGCATATGAATCTTGTGTCCATCCATTGCAACTTAAAGATAAATCATCTGACCGAACCATCATAGAAAGTTATAGCAGAGTAGGGGCTGAGCTAAGGAATGAACTGTACCCTATCCCACTATCTACTGACCTAGAAGAAGTCTTACATCTGGCTAAGCTAGAAGGATTCTTAGGGCTAGACTTTGAGTGGAACATAGATACTGATGCAACTCATACTGTAGGATTTAGTTCAAGCTCTAGTTGTATAGCACTAGAGATAGATGTAACTGTGCGTAAGAAACTACAAGAGTTAGTACAAGATAAAGACCTTACTATAGTGGGACACAACATAGTTGTAGATGTAATAAGACTTATAAGATTATGTCCTGCTATCCCCATCAAGTGTAAGTTTATGGATACCTTAATACTTAAGAGACAGCTAGCCTCTCATCTACCTGTTGGTGGGCTGAAGTTCTTTGCACATAACTATCTACATCTTGTAGATTATGCTAAGGATATAACCATAGATGATTTTGCTAAGAGTACTCAGAAGTTAAGGGACTACTGTGCAGGGGATGCATATGCGGGTATAGAACTTATGAAAATGTTTATGCAAGATTACTCTCATTACTGGGACATCATGAAACCTGCTAGACAGATAGATATGGAGATGATACTACCAGTAGCTCATATGATTAATGATGGTATTAAGGTGGATAAGTCTAAGCTACAATCCTATGCTAAAGATAACGAATTATTACTAGATGATATACAAGCTAAGATAAATGAAGAACATAACATTAACCCTTCCTCCCCCATGCAGGTACTAGATACCTTTAAAGATTTAGGTATAGACATTGAGAGTACAGGGGAGACAATACTTAAAGGAGTAGACCATCAGTTTGCTAAGGATATCCTAATATTTAGGAAGCACTCTAAGTTACACACCACATATACCAATAAGATACCAGAGTTAATAGATACTCAAGGTAGGCTAAGATGTAATCTACAACTTGCCTCTACTGTTACAGGTAGAATGACCTCAACTAAACCTAACATGCAGAACATGCCACCCTCTGTTAGACCATGTTTTAAATCTATCTTTGAAGAAGAAGGAACTATGCTAACTGTGGATGCAAGTCAATCAGAGTTAAGATGTTTGGCTTACCTAAGTAAGAGTAAGTATCTAATTCAATCATACAAAGATGGAGTGGACATGCATACTCTTGTTGCTAACCTTGCCTCAGTAGATAGGAAGTCAGCAAAGATATTAAACTTTGCTTATGTATATGGGGCTACTGATTTTAGATTAGCTAGTGAGTTGGTTAAAGCAGGAGTAAAGAAGACTAAGGCTAAGAGTGTAGTTGCTAAGTATCTGCAAGTCATGTCTCAGCTAGGTATAGCTAAGTACCAAGACAAGCTATTGACTTCTGCTAAGAAGATGGGTTATACTTGTAGTGTGTATGGGAGGATAGGAGATAGACTCAACCCTACTCAGGTTGTGAACTTTCCAATTCAAAGTTTTAGTGCTGATTTGAATAAGATTAGAATTATTCAGATGTATAAATTACTGAGAGAAAAAAATATGATGTCTAGGATATGGATGGAGTTTCATGATGCTATGGAATTAGATGTGTATACTCCAGAGTTACCAGATGTACTTAAACTAATCAAGAGAATTGATACTAAGATTCCAGATGTACTTAACTATGGAATAGATTTAGATTTACCTCTTGATATAAAGAACACAGGAAGTAATTGGCAGTAAATTAAAACAAGGAGGAACAATATCATGGCATATCAGCAAAACAACAATTATGCTAAGCCATCCAGACCTAACCTTGCACAAGGAGGACAACAACAACAGTCTTCTAAAGGTAAGCAAGAGTGGGTTACGTTGGGTGTCGGTTGGAATAGACCTAGTGGAAGTAAACTAGCTATGAATACCATACTTAACATTGGAGGCTATGGACTTAAAGTCCGAGCATTCTGGACTGACAAGTCAAAGAGTAACAGCAAGAATCCAAGTGATGTTACTTTCACTATTCCTATGGAAGAAATTCCAGAAGAATTAGTAGACATGCTCAAACGCCCAGAAGAAGAATAAACTGGAGACCTAAGCATGTCCTTAAACTGCTTAATAAAGGAGACACTATGCCTACATATAAAGACCCTATAAAGAATTCTATATATGACCCAGAGTCTTTTCTTGAAGGAATTGAAGAGTCATGTAGTGCTGAGATTACAGAGTACATGAATCAAAGAACAGAAGAGTGGAAGGCTAGAGGTAAGAACAAAGCTATACGTTCATCCTCACTAGGCACATGTATAAGACAGAGTTACTATGGTTATTATTCTAAAAGGGAATCAATCCCTATAACAGATGAGGTAGCTAGAAGAAGAATGTACATGGGTTTTGTTAACGAAGAAACCCAAGCAAAGATACTAGGTAGAATGCCTGGACACCTACATGGTGTAGAATCTATTGAACAGAATCAATTCCCTGTTCACTTAAACATTACAGAAGATGTAACCTATACTGCTACTACAGATTTTGTGCATGAGTATGAATACAAAGATAATAAATACTACATTCCTATGGAACTTAAGAGTACTGAGCTATGGAAGTGGAAAGAGTTTAAGTACCATCCATACCATCTAAAGCAGATACTCTTATGGATGTACTATGCTAAAGAAAAGTTACATCTTAACGTACCCTATGGGGTACTGATGTACACCAAGAGAAGTAGTATGGAAAATAAATACGTAGTCATCTCTTGTGATACACGATTTGAAAAGATGAGTAGAGAAGTACAGAAGTATGACTATTGGAAACCATGGTTGGATAACCATGTGAATACTATTACCAGTTCTATACTCCAAGAGACTGTACCTCCTAGACCTACAGATGTACCTCAGTATATATGTAGTGGATGTACGTACTTAGATTTATGTAATAGGAATGCTAATCACAATGAGTAAGCTAAGTAGAACTCCCAAGTTTAAAAGAATGTATAAGATAGGCTATAGGTTTGAGAAGAAAACCAGAACTGTCATGACTGCAATACTAAATAAGATAGAAGACTTATTATTCTACATCATAGAATCTAGGGGTAGCAAGGGTAAAGCTGACATTGTAGTGGGGTTATACCATCCCAAATCTGGGGACAGAATATGGGTGGGGATACAATGTAAGAAAGGGTATGTCTCTGTACCTCAACAAAAACGTGAGATTACTGCGGCTATGAAAGAGCATGGTATGATTATGTTCTTTGCTACTCCGTCTCCTTCTAAGGATGATGAGTTACCTGTTAAGTTTTATCCAGATTTTAGGGGGTACATTAAATCATGGATGAATATGTAAATCTAATAAAGAAACTTTCTTTACTCTCTGTACTAAGTACTTCTATAACTGAGAGTAATATAATATCTGGTAGTATATGGGCAGATACCAGAGTCAGTCTATGGTCTAGGATGATAGAATTAGTGCTGAAGAAATACGACTCTTTAAATCTTAAAAGATTTATTGGTACTACTAATGAATCTTTATTTCTAGGTTGGGTGCATGAGCAACTTATAGATTACTCTGCTTCTGACATGTGGACTACTACTTCATACATTCAAAGTGCAGAGCCAAGTAAAGGATTACATTGGTATGAGATTAATCCTAATACATCAGAGACTGGATATCTATTCTATAACTTATCAAGAGATAGAATACAGTATATCCTACAAAGATTAAATTTTAATATAGTGCATTTTCCATGTACCTTTTCTATATACATAGAAGAAAACATTAGGGACTTAGTGGAAGAAAGCTACAAGAGAGAAATAAAAAATGAGCAACAAAAAAAGAGTAGTAATAACAGAGTTGGGTAATATCTTTGGGCTACCCAGATACTTTGACATCCCAGATAGAGAGAAGGAAATTGCTAGTATGCAATTTATGTTATCATTCCAGAACACTACGTTTGTGGATAAGAATATTCCTGTATTGGCATCCCTTCTAAGTTTGGGTAAACTTAAACTACATCTTGTAGATGGATGGGAGGAGCCAGTATTCTTTAAGGCTAGAGTTATGATGGCTCAGTTAGTTAGAGTAATATTACCAGAGTCTACAAGTGAGAAGTTACTAAAGTCTACCATGTCTTACTACAGAGCTACTCATGATATAGACTTAGCAAATAAATTTATAGAGATTACAGACTCAGCAGAAGCTGAAGGTCAAGAAGTTATTAGTTTAAGAGACATAAGTTGGACTGAATATGTTGAAGCAGAATTTCCAGAAATGTTTACAAGCCAACCAGATGTTATGAAATCACAACACTAGAGGGACAGTATCAAATTCTCCTATTCTTTCTCCTTGTGCTGTTCCTTAGAGGCAAGTTTGTTAAAGACTTGCCTCTTCCTTTTATTTAATCTATATACAGTACGTTCAAGCATATCCACTTTACTAGTAAGTTTTATTAGACTTTCATCCCTATCCTGCATCTCATTACTAAGGTTATCTATAGACCTTTTTAGTTTATCCAGACTACCATTCAGTCTAAACAATACAAATAAAGCTACAACTATAGGAAACCCTAAGTCTCTTATTACTGATGCTACCAAAGAATAGTCCACTATCTATTCCCTAAAGGGTTATTCAACCCAGACCTAAACTCATCAAGCTTAGCTTCAAGTACTTCTATCTTTTTATCCAAGATAGCCATGTCCTTCTGCATGTTCTCAATAGTGTCGCTGCCGACAGCTGCAGAGACAGCATCAAGTCTAGTATTAAACTCTCCCCAAGCATAGAAACCACCACCTATGGCAGTTACTACGCCTAAAATCATGGCATACTTTTGTAATATATCTATCATATTATCTCCTTAAAATTTGTAATTCTTTTTCTAGTTGTATTCTTTTAATTGTAGCATCCTGTAACTCACGTTGATATTTAAGAACAGGGTCGTTACTTGATATACGAAGAAACTTGTTATTGTTTTCAGTATATATATCTAACCCTCCCAGTATTCTTAAGTCTGTGTAGTCGTTGCCTTCATACATTTTCCTGTCATCCGTGTACGTTTTGTAATAGGAAGAAAGGTCTACTTGCTTTGAGGTCATCACTTGTGCGGCTACTATACTAGTAGTAGCTAAACTTTTTTCTACACTCTCTATCTTAGCACTAACCTGTGCCTGTATATCCTGTACAGATATCTCTACTACTGGTGCCTCCTCTTCTACCTCAGCCTCTGCTACTCCGGGGGTATCTAAGGACGACTCCACTTCAGGTTCTTCAGTGGTTTCCTCCACCTTGGCAGTGGTAGCTTCTTCAGGTTCGTTTTCCACGACCTGCTCGGTCTCCATAATTTCTGGTGCAACTTCTTCTGGTTCATTAGGTTCCTCCTCTACTGGTTCTTCTACTATCTCTGGTCCACCCCATACTTCAAGTATCTCTACCTCTTCAAACTCTTCTTCTAGTTCTTCAAATGTTTCTTCTATTATTGCTATAGCTTGGGTTTCTTCTAAGTAGACTTCTTCAAATACTTCTATTTCAACTGGTATTAATTCTGGTAAAGGTACTACTGTCTCAAATACAGGTTCTTCAAATAATTCTTCCCACTCTATAAACTCTTCTATTACTTCTTCTATCTCTTCTATAACTTCTGGTTGTATAACTACGTTATCATATGTCATAGTTAACTTAGCCCCAAGCAAGTTAGGTCCACCTAAGTTGGTACCATACGTAGCATGTCCCAGGTCTACTCCTTCCCATCCCCAGTAAAATTGGCTACTACCCGTGCCTGTGTATGTAACAGTATCAGAGTACTTGTATGCATTACTGTTATACCCTGCATCATTGTTACGCACTTGGTTTACAGTAGACAAGACATTGCCATTAGCATCTAGGATACTAACAGTAGTAGTGTATGTATCTTGTCCCGGCTTAGCTTGACCACACTGCCAGTTGGACCCTTGATACTCACAGTTCTGTACTATGGTAGTAGAGTTAAGGGTAACCCCATTGTCTAGCTTATCTTGGTTAGTAGTGTCTTCTCCTGTAGTTATGTTAAGTAAGGAACCGGTAACATTAATGCCACCAGTCCCTGTTGTTTCTAGTTCTTGTCCCCAATCTCTTATACTACCTGTTGTATTGAATCCATTGGTAGTAATATTAGGGATAGATGTATCTACGTTCTGATAGTTACTAGCGTTATTGCTACCATTGGGTAGCAAGTTACCTGTGGTTATGTCTTCTGCAAAACATGCCCAACCTAACACTAAGAACCCTATGATAGCATACGTCCAGTTCATTAGGTGATATACCCATTCCCTAGGTAGCTTCATTTATCATCTCCATACAACTCGTAGTCTGTATCTACTCTTTTTTCTATACTAACTTTTTGAAGTCTTGCATCAATATTAGCTCTACGTTTTAAGTTCTTAATGTATCTTGTATAATCTGGTCTTTCCACGTCATACTTTTTCCACTGTGCTGTGGCATCCTTTCCTATCTTTCCTTCAAACGGGCAAGGCGTACCTGCGTGTTCCATGGCAGAGAAGACTCGGTCATCTTGGCATAGCATTGCTATACTAGCTACTCTCATATTAAAATCATAGAGTAGTTTACTCAGTTTCATTCTCTCGCAGTTTCTATCTGTGAAATATGTACCTCCAGATACACCTATACCTGTTACTTGAACACCACCACTGACTCCAACGATACATAAGTCCTGAGAGTATGAGCTCATACTAGGAGCAGTTGCTGTTCCTACAGGGATTGTCTTTTGATTTGTACTATTTGTTGTAGCATTGGTAGTGTTATTAGTTGTGGTATTTGTTTGTCCATCGTTATTATTAGTAGTAGTAGATGTGTAACCACCACTAATAGAAGTATTAGAGCCACTAGTATTTGTTTGGTTAGACGTAGAGTTATCCGTAGCATGCACACTGCATGTCAACAGAAATAAAAATAATACTAAGTGTTTCATAGTTCCTCCTATTTACCCAATAATTTCTTAGCTTCAGTCATGAACTCAGTCCACTCTTCTTGAGTAACTTTGTCATCAGCCCACATCTCAGTAAAAACTTCTACAGTTTTCTTAAGCTGTGCATACTTACCTTTGAATAAATAACCTGCTATTGACATAGCACCAGTTAGTATCCATGGAATATATTCTGTCATATCATACCTCCCTATTTAAATTTGTCTCTGTAAGCCTCAACATTTCTTTCTAGTTCTTTGTTAATATTTGTACCAGGGAAGTTTCTTCTATCTGCCTCAGTCTTATCTCTAGTATCTCTATATCTTTTCATTGTAGATTTCTTATCTAATCCAGCTGACTCTATTATTTCATAAGCTTCTTCTAGGTCTCCAGCATCTAGTGCTCTGAATATACTGAACTCGGCTCTCTTCCTACTATAAGATGTGTGTTTAGACTGAGCATCTAGTGAGTATTTCATAATTCTATTCCTAGATTCATTAGGAGTTTCAAACCCTAACATCTTAAGTAAGCCTCCACCTAGTGCACTCTGTCCCATCTCATCATAGTTAAAGACTAAGCTACCTCCGTAACTACTCATAAGTTTTCCTGTTTGAGTTATGTTGTATCCTTGTCTTATATTCTGTGCAAATCGTGGAAGAAGATAGTTCATACCTCTGTCTATATCTCCTTTAAAGAAAGATGTACTTGCTTTGTATAATCTAGTTGGATATATACCAAACAAGTTATCAGTATCTATCAGACTAAAGATATTACCTGGTCCCATTCTACCTTCCATAGATACTCCTAGTCCCATAGGTATACCACCAGATAAGATATCCATAAATGGATTATCTTTCTCCATCATCTGAGCCTTAGGCGAATACCCAAACACTGTTCTAGTTAGTAGGTCTAGTTCGTTTGAGCCTGGCATACTGAACACACCACCTAGTGCAATGAATGCTCCAGATATTTTAGCAAAGTCTTCATACTGTTCAGCTAAAGTTACTCCTCTACCCTTAGGTCTTTGTGCAAAAGATTTGTACACAAACATAGTTTCTTTTTGTACCCATGTTTTAAACTGTAGGATAGGAGCAAGTGCCGGGTTATTAAACTGGAATGGTACGTTACTCTTGTCATACGTAAAGTTAGTTTCTCTTACAAATGCTTTAGCAAATTCATCTTTAACATTAGCATCAGTTAATGGTTTACCTAGTCTTCTAGACTGGTGGAATAAAGTTCTTTCTCCCGGTTGTAGTACATCATCTATCAGAGCAATATCAGATTTCTCTAAGCTTAATCCTGCTCTGTCTACTTTCTTTATAATTCTTTTACTTAAATTTTCTGCCATGTCATGAGATGCAATGTAAGATAAAACTCTAGCATATTTATCCATCCCGTTGAATGCTATCATAGACATGTCTTTAAGTTTCCTAGCCTGTTCTCTTAAATTAAGACCTGTAATACTTTTAGTTCTACCTAGTTTAAGAGAGTCTCTTAGTATGTCATCTACTCTACCATCCATCACATTTAAATGTAAATTTAAATCTCTGAGTCCTTGACCATACTTAGCAAACGCTGCCGTCCCTTCTTTCATTGCAGGTCTAGCTTGTCTAACTGCTTTAATAAATGGTTTAAATCCTAGCCTAGGTATCACGTTCATACCCAAAATACTAAGCTGTAATAGGGAAGTAGCAAAGTTAAATCCTAAAGAGGTAAATGAACCTACAGAAGTAATAGCTCCAGTTATTGCTCTAAGACTATCACTACCTTGTTTGATACCTAGCTTAGTAAAAGCTTCTGCTACTACTGGAATTTTCTGAGCTATATTTATACCACTATTTACTATGTCATTTATTTGTTCTTCTAGTTTAAAAATTCTTCTGTCTAACAGGATGTCTCCATAGTCTTTAAAGTACTTAGCTCCGGCTGTATCTCCTCGTTCATTTAAGAACTTAATAGCATTCTCTATATCTGTCCCCATCTCTCCCATCTCTGCATACTTGTATGACCCGTATGCATATCTATCCATAGAGTCTTCAAATTTAAATCCTTCTGTATATATCTTTTTATTACGTACCTTAGTAGCATTAAACATTACATCTACTAGGTGTTGCTTACCTATAACTTTACCATCTGCTTTTGCAGCTCTTATCTGAGCTACTGTCATGTCTGCAGTTTCAAGTAAAGCATCTGTAAACTCAGCAGGTGCAAAGGCATCTAACGTAGGATGTGCAGGTGTTATCATTATCTTGTCCTGCTCTCCAAAAGAAGCCAAGTTCTTTTCTATGTAGGCTTGTGCAGCTTCTTTGTTAGCTACGTTAGCTACCAATTTATTCTTTACAAATACATCTATAGCTCCGTCTGCTACCATTGGAGTATATCCAGGTAGATAACTTATTAGTTTCTGTACTGGTACTCCATCTGCTACTCTTCTTAAATTAGTTTTAACAATTGTTTTGTTATTATGTATACGTATTTTATTATAAGTTCTATAGTTAGCACTTAATAATTCTGCTACATCAGGAGTAGCTTTAGCTAATTTAAGTTTTACTAATTCTTCTAAGTTAGCTATATCTCCTGCTGTTAGGTCTTTACCTATCTTTTGTTTTTCTCTTAGCACCATATCTGTTATGTCATCTTGTAATCTAAAAGCAGGACTTTCTACCTGACCAATGTATTTAGTTCCATGTTTTTCTTTTAACCTTCTGGATACCATAGCAAAACTATCTGACTCAGCATTTATCTTAGCATAAGACCCGTCTACATCTACAGATTTAGGATGTAACATAGCTTTAACTTTGTTAACCTGGTCAGAGATACTATGAGCTATCCTAAGAAAGACAGGATTGTTGTAACGTCTAGCCATTTCTAATGCAGAGTCTACTGGGTCTTTCAAGAAACCATCTGCTATTGTATTCCTTGTACCTGTAGCATCCGTAATTTTTGGACCACCTGTGCCATCAGTACCTTGGTTACCTCCAGGCGGCACACCTCCCCCATCAGATGGGTCTGCTAGTCCTTTAGTCTCTTGTTTTACTTTAACTGCACTGTCTTCTACTACATCAACAGTTGGTTTACTCATCTGAGGGTTCTCTATAGTACTAAGTATTTTCTTTAACCTTAGTCCACTTAATGGTCCCTCTAATTGTATCAAGCTATGTAAGTATTTCTTAGCTCCTTTGTCTCCGTACGCACCTCTTATTGCATAGTATAGTTTAGTTTCAACAGCAAAGCCTTTGTTAAGACTAGCTGCTATTCTATTAAAATCATCTGGATTAGCCATAAGGTGTGCCATAAACTGACGTTCTAATTTGTTTTGTATTGCTTTGTCTCCAGCTGCTACTGCATCATTCCAACTTTGCTTAAATGGTACTATAGCAAAGTTTTCTATCCAGTCTGTCATGTCGGATTTAATACCTTGGTATAAAGTAGTTTCTATTAAGGGTAAGTTCTCTTTAATAAATGCTTCATCTAAGTTATTAAAATTAATTTGATTAAGAGTAACACTGTCTTCACTGTTTAGTTTTTTCAGAATCTTTTGAAGATTCTCTGTTAACTCTGTGTCCATATCTTCGCCATACTGGTCTGTCTTGTAGTCTTTTTCTCCATACTTTTTACTTTTATCTTTCTTAAGCCTACCTTTTCTTAGTGAACCGGCTTCATATGCATTCTTCTTAGCCTGGTTTCTTATTCCGGCAAAGAACTGTTCCTGTTTAATTGGTAGAGATATATTCTCTATCTTGGCTGCAGCCTCTCCCATGGTTAATAGCTCTTCCATATTAGAACGGCTTAGATTAAAGTGGTCTTCCACTTCTTTACTATTCTTCATAATACGTTCTAACACTTCAACTATCTCATCTGTTAGTTCTCTTTCTCTTGCAATCTCGTTTCCATTAACATCATCAAAACTTTTGTATGAGTTTTCCATAGCTTTCATCTTGTTCTTTAATCTTCTGTACATACCTTTACCAGGTTTAATACCGTACATGTTAGCTAGTCCTGCCTCTTTAATAATTTCAGTTAACTCATTTAACTCAATAGTTTGTTGCTTTGTCATAGGAGCATCTTCTAAACTGTCCTTACTTATACCCCTTAGTCTTCGTTTTAACATAGTCTCTGATATGTAATTACCATCCAGACTACCATGTGTTTGACCAGATAGTTCATTATCTATAGTCTGCTTTATGGCGGTTACAAGTTGTTTACTTCTAGGTTTAGCCTTTAGTTTTTCTGCTGGAGGTAAAGCATCATACTCTTTAACACTTACAGTATCATCCAGTACACTCTTTATTCCACTTTCAATAGATTCCAATTGTTCTACTTCATTAACCTCAATACGTTTTAAGTTCTCATTGTTCTTGGATATAACTACATCATCACTTTCTTGCCCTATTAGTTTCTTAACTGTCTTAGTATTCAGTGGTCTTTCTTTGTGTACTCTAGCCATGTTAGTCTTATGTCCTTTGACATAAGCAGTCAGGTTATCCGCTCCTTTCTTAAATGGGATAACAGCAAATCTAGGTAGGTAAGGTACTCCTTCCCTCATTGCTTTAGGAATCTCCATTACCATTAAGTTACTGTTTACCATAAATCCATCAGGACCTACCAATATACCCTTGCCTCCATAGTTAGCATTTATTTTATCTATAGCAAGTTCAAGAGACATTGCATCATCTTCATCTAATAATCTTTGTATTCTTTCCAGATGCCCTCTCTTTGTTTTAGTTATTGTTTCTCCAATCTCTACTCCACCAGCTTTATACAATCGTTCACTATAGCTCTGCCCATCAGTACCTTTTGCAAATTCATTAGCTTCAACTACTACATCCCCTGCTTCTTCTAGCTCTTTAGGATTAGATTGTACTGCTTCTTTACGGGTAGTCTTACTTGTATACTCTAAATGTTTCCCAGCATCATCTTGTAAATTTTTCATGCTCTGTAACTTGCCTGCATACCAAGAATCATATGGAGTTTTTGTTATTCTTTCCTTCTTCTTCTTGCCGGGTGCTGCTGCATATTTAGGTAGCCTTCTACTACCATTTATATAACCATCTATAACAGTCATAACTTGATACTCTCTGTTAATAGCCACGTTATTTAATTCTATAGCTGTGTCTACAATTTTCTTAGCATCTTCAGCTGGTACGTTTGCTTTAATACTTTTGTATAACAAAGAATCAACTTCTTTACCAGTTGGCATACGTTTAAATTTACCAAGGTTATGGTATCCATGTATCCTACCAGATTGTGTTAAGAATTTATCAAAGTGATTGATATTATCAAATACTTGCCTAGCTCTGTTAAACCTAGTCATATAATTTACATACAGAGAATCTGTTAACTCATCAATAACATCTTCTTGTAGGTTAGCCTGTTGTATCTTAGCATCTATACCACCCGGTTGTTTGCCAGGTTTGACCTTAGCTACTATTGGGTCAGGTAAACCCCCCGGAGGTAGCTTCTTAATCTTAGATTTATCAACAGAAGCCCTAAGTTCTTCTAGTTCATCCCGTAGGTCTGCTTGTTTTTGTGGCTTTTTTCTTTTTATTATTTCTTTAATTGCATCTTTCTTGGTAAGCTTTGCATACTTTTTAGCATCACTTAGTTTGAATACATTCTCTTCACCAAACTGTCCAGATAATATATTCTCTTCAATTACTTTAGCTATACTTCTATCAGTTGTTTTACCAGTAAGACTGTTGGCTATATAGGTATCAAAGTTAACTGCTGATTTCCCGGATAACCCTACTTGAACAGAAATCATTTTTGCAACATTACGGTTGGTTACCCCTTGAAAGTACTTAGTATCTTTAACTATGTCTATTCTACTGTCGGATACTCGTTTGTTTGGTTTAACTTTGTATTTCTTAGGAGCTCTGACACTCTTAAGTTCTGCTTCTCTAGCTTTAATAGCTTTCTTTCTTTTGTTACTTATCTTGTAGGTAACAGGTTCATTAATCTTTCTTGGGTCTAACTCAGTAGGTAATTCTTCTCCAGCTTTACTAGCCTTAGCCAATGCTTGTTGTAATTTCTTAAGGTCGTTGTCACTGTATTTTAATACTTTCTTTTTTGTATCAATTGCTTTTGTTCGCTTAGCAGCGAACACTTGTCCACCATACTTCTGGTAGATAGGGTCATCAGCTCTTCCTCTTGCCAACTTACCTAGCTCGTTACCGTCCAGAGCTAACATCTCTTTTAAATCTAAATCAGTTCTCTTTTGTATATTAGCAACCATCTTAGGAGTAATGCCTTTCTTATCAAATGCATTAATATAACCTTGAGCTTCTCCTGCAGATACCCCAGTACCCTCTATGAATTCTTTGGCTCCTTTCTTACCCAGTTTTTTGTTTAACTTTTGTAATCCTTTCTTGTCTGACTCAGCTATAACTATAGCAGCTTCTTCCGGAGCTTCTTTCTGTAATACTTTCTTACTAGGTTTCTCTGTTTTTACTTTAGTTTCTATTTGTTCTTTTAAAGCGGTGTTATTATCTAGTACATCATTAATAGCTGCGTTTTCTATATCACTAATAGTTTCCCCAGCTTGTTTTTCTTTGAACAATATATCTAACTCGTCATTAGTTGCAAAGATTTGTTCTCCATCTTTAGACAGTATTACTCCATCATCTGTTTTAATAGGAGGTTGATACACCTCATCTCCACTAGACTTAATGTTAGAACGGTACATAGATTTCACGTTAGCTTCTTTTCTAAATGCAATCGCATCTAGTTCTGCCACTTTTTCTCTAAGCTTACCTATATCATCTAGTACTTCTTCTCCTGCTTGTACAGGACTTTTGCCCTTAAAATAATCTATTTTATTATCAGCAAATTTACCTTGTATGTTAGCTACATTACTAGCTCTAGTGTGGTCACGTTGTACATTTACGTGGTCTATTTGTTGGTCAGCTTCTAGTCTTCCTCGTATAGTTCCTTCCACGTCATCTATTTCTGCTTTAAGTTTTTCCGTTGTTGTAGCTTCTCTTTCATCTAGTCTTGTTTTACGTTTCTTTAATGATTTGTGATTACGTACTACTCGTTGGATACCAGCAAAAGCACCTTCTCCTATTGCTGTGTAGAGTAAAGCGTCTTTTAATCCTTCAGCTCCTTCTAAGTGTTTATCTGTAGCTGCCCATAGTCCAGCTTCCATAGCTACCCTACTACCAAATTCAAATTGTTTACTTGCTATGGCTTGTTCAAGAGTAGAACCCAGTCTATAAGCACCTGGTACCTTGGCTGTGGCATTAGCCACGCCAGGAATTTCACTAATAACTTCTCCTGCTCTTTTGGTTACGTTGCTTAGTCCTACTTGGAATCTAGGGGCAACAGCAAATGCTAACCTATTATAACTAGCTAAGGGAATAAAGGTTCCTAATAAATAGGATAGACCTTCTGTAGATAACATACTATCAGGAGATTGTCCTGCATGATGCAGAGTTAAACCATGAGTAAATGCACCAGCTAAATCTGATTCAATCTCTACCTCAGGAGCTGTAGAAAACTTAGTAGCCTGACTGGCTAACAAGTGGTCCAGTGGGTCTACGTCAACTAGTGTGCTTACATACTCTCTGGGATTTATGTCAAAGCTAGCCTCAACTTCTATCTGGTCTTCTTCAACATCTTCCGGTGTTACATATCCTGGTGTTGTAAATTTATCTTCTGCCATGTGGCGTGCTCCCTAGCTGCTAGGTATTCTAGTAGCTTTGTCTATGTTTAATGAGTAGCTAACAAGCTCTTCATCTGTACTATTATTAAATAAATCTTGCATAGATTTATATTCTTCTTCTCCTAATCCAAAGTTATTATCCTCTGTATAATCAGCTGCAAATTTCTTTCTTAGTATGCCGAAGTATTGTTCTTTGCTTAGGTTTAATCCATCTTGGTTAATTAAATTACTATAGTTACTATTAAGTTTTGTTGTAAAGTTAGCACGGTTAACTGCTATTTTATCTTGTGCTTCTATGTCAGCAGCAATTCCAAATCCCATTTTACCAATTGTTCTTCTGCCTCCGGTTACAAAACCTCCGGCTTCTTTACTATATTGAATACCACTTAAGTGATGTTGATTCATAGGACCTACTGGTACAAATGACATACCACCACTCTTAATCTCTTTATTAACCTTAGCAATCTGGTTAGATGCTTCGCCTAATCCTAGTCTACTTTCAAGTGCATCTATCTCTTCACTAAGTCCACGGCTATTAACCTCTTGGTACCTAGCCATATCATTAAGAGCTTCACCAGCTTCCGCAGTTACTACATTGTTATCCATTAAATTTTGTATATAGTCAGCTTTGTCTGCATATCTATGCATGTCATTTATATCAGACATAACGCTGTCAAAAGTAAATCCACCATACTCAATACCAAACTCTCCTTTAATACTAGTTGAATCCCCTAAGAAATTCTTATTTTTATTTAAGTCATCTAACCTAGTATTTAAACCTATAGCTCCCGCATTGCCTGTACTTATATCATTTACACTTTTTAATTTTGTTTTTTTACTGTATAATTCGCTTGCTAATTCTTTGTCAGCTTTATACATGTTTAACATTTGATTCTTATAACCTACACCAAACTCTTTAGTATAAGCTGTTGCTATTTGTTTCAATTGAGGAGCTACAGTCTGGTCATAGTAAGCTACCAAAGATGCTTTAAACTCTAACTCTTCTTCTTTAGCATTTTCATATACTCCAGTTTCTTTATTTAAAGTTCCAAACTGCATTCTGCCAGGATTTTCTATAATTCCATTCTCTACTAAGAATTCTACTTTCTTATTATAACTAGCTGATTTATCCCAACCTTCTATAGTAGTATCTGTATCTGCATGATTATCTATCATGTCATTAGCTACTGCATACTTCATTAGAGTTCCGTATGTACCATTACCTCTACCAGCATCTACTCCACTAAGGGAACCTTCTTTACCAGTAGTAGCAGCTAGTTTTAAACCCTCAAACTTTGCATACCCTGTACCAGTAAAAGCTAAACCACTATCCTCCATAGACTTGATTGCTCCAGCTTTAAACTTCTCAGTTGTTCTACCTAGTGCAGAAGTATCACTGAATCTAGTTGTAGAGTTTATAGGAGTAGTCATTCCTTTTAAGCTAAAACTCTTATTAGCTATATCAGAATAAGATACACCACTAGATGTACCTTTCTTTTCATACACTTCTTCATGTTTAACAGTTGCAGTCTTAGGTTTTCTCTTAGCCATCTCTTTTGCCAAAGAACTCTTCTGGGGATTAGACCTCATTAATTGTTGAAACTTATCTTGGTCTAAACTTCTAATCTGTATGTTGTTTAGAGTCTTTTGTAATGCTTTATTTGTTTGTTTACCATCTAGCCCTTCACTAAAAGCACGTACATATTTTTCTATGGTATCAGTATCATCCCCGTATATTTCTGTTAAGTTATTTCTAACTTGCCTAAGTACCATTTGTTTCTTTTTCTCAGGGTCACTCACAAATTCATCTGCATTAGAGTAACTAGTAACATTTACTTTTTTTGTACTTCCATCCGCTAATGTTATTTCCATTTCTCTGGTTACTTCATTAAGAGCTTGTCCTGAACTATCAATAATAGCTACTTGTCCAGCTCCCTTAAGCTCACCATGGCTCATCATTTGATGATTGCTGTGCTGTCCTATTAGTTCATTTTGTTCAGCAGATATGTTATTACCTGTAGCCGCTGTTCCCATATCAAAAACTTCACCAGTCTCTTTATCAGTAACCGTAAAGTTTCTTTCTTCCATCTGGTAGTCTCCACCTTTAGTTACAGCTTCTTTAGCAGCACCATGGTCCGTACCTCCGCCACCAATTCCAAGCCTGCTGAGGATACCCCCACCACCACTTGAAAATTTAGTAGCTTGAGACATATCAGGAGCTTCACCACCCGGTACTATCTGATTCTGATTTTGCATAGCTTGTTGGGCTACTCTTGCTGCTATACTGCTTCTTCCATACTCTGCCATAATTTAATCTCCCCATGGATTTACGTATTTACCTTCTGCATTAGTACTAGGTCCTGAAATACCAAAGTTACTACTCTTAGACCTTTGATTAGATAGTGCAGGTCCTCCAGTTGCTAGGGATACCATAATCTCATAAAACATCCTCATTGAATTTATTTGTTCTGTATTTTCTCTGTCTATTTCTTGTGCAATGATTCCAGAATAAACCTGGTTCTGTGCCAGGAACTGATTAGTTAACTCAGTATACATTCCTAACTTTGCATTAATTAAATTAACTTGAGCTTCCATGTCAATAGCTTGACGCTGTGCGTCCATAGCTTGTTGAGCCTCGGCTGTACCTATTACTCTATCCAATGTTTGGAAAGCTAGTTGTTGCTGTTGTTGAGCTTGAGTTAGTGCGTTAGTGTAAAACCCTGCTACTTGTGCAGTAACATCTGCCATTACTTTTGTAGTGACATCTCCCGCTGCAGCTAACATAGCTCCACCTGATACACCACTGGCTGCGAACTTACCATAGGTAACATCCAGCTGGTCTTTCAGTACACTCTCAGCATTAGCTGTTAAAGCCGCAATATTCTGCTGTAAGGACTGTTCAATGTTTGCTGCTGTACCTCCAGTGAATATATCTTCTACAACTTTCTTCATAGGTTCTGGCATCTTGGTATATACGTCAGTTAAGTATGAGTCTATTTCTGGTAACTCAGGAAGTTGAGGTACTTGTCCATTGTTTACCGCCTGGTCTATTAATTGGGCTTGTTGTCTAGCCTGACCCATAGGGTCAGCTGCCATATCTCTACCTGCTCGTATAACACTTGCAGCGGATTCTGGTAGTAATCCTTTGTCTAGTCTTTCAAAGGTTCCTTTATATCTCATCTCTTCTATACTAGGTAATAATGTTTTTGTAACATCATCTGTCTCCGCTTGAGTCAGTGGACTATAAGACCCCACCATACCCTTACCTTGTACATCAGTGTACGGACCAATCTGTCCTTTGAATCCTTCTGTCATACCGTGCCCTGCTAATGCCCCAAAGCCTTGTTGCCTAGCACTTGGTACAAAGTTACCCATTGCTCTGGATACTGAACTGCCTGGGTCTGTTGTCCCAGTTACAGGTGCAGGAGCTCCTGGTCCTCCAGCTTCTCTACTCTTATCACTTACATACCCACCAGTCATACTTGACCCTGGCAGTAATGATTCAAGTAGAATATTACTTGCAAATCTTTGTGTTGATGATTGTCCGCTCTGCCCAACTGAGCTAGACTTTCCTTTACTAAAACTCATTTTTCCTCCAAGATGTCTACTAAATTGTTTACATCTGTTTCATATATTTTTTGTTTTACTTTTAACTTTAAATTTCTTTCTAACCACTTTGCTACTCGTAAATCAGCAATGATTTCTACAAAGTTAAAACCTTCTTCTTTTATCCAGTTCGCTAAATATCTACAGGATTCTCTTAGTTGATTCCTATATTCTTTTTTAATCCACATTATGTGAATAGAGAGTGTATCAAAGGAAGTTGTATATACAATAATTCCTATAGGTATACCGTTCACCCATATATTTTGGGTACTTGCATTACGTGCAAATTGGTCAAATTCAAACGGAGGTCCTACCTCTTTCTTATACTCTTCTATCCAGTCTGACAATTACAGTCTCCTTCACACTTACATTTAACAAGTTCTTGTAACAAAGCTATTTGCCCTGCTAAGAAACTTACATTTGCTTTTAACTGTTCAAACTCTTTGAGTTTGATTTCTAGTGTTTCTTTGTTTTGTTCCTGACTTTTACATTCACATTTACTCATGCTCTTAACTCCACTGCGGTAGCCGTGCCAGATGTAGTAATTGTCTTAGCGTGTGTAACGGCTGAACCTGTTAAATATTTTTCTACTTGTGCTGTACACACATACACTGTGTCAGCTGGTGATGCTAACGAACCGTTAGCACTACCGTCTACTACAGACATGCTAGCTCCTGTATCAAATGGAGCAGCATAGGTTGCTCCAGATATAGATATATTAGTATGTCTGATATATTGTGTACCTATAATAGTACCACTGATACTACCTCGTCTAATTCTTAATACCACATTAAACTGATGCATGTCCGGTTTGTAACTATTATTATTATCTGCTAAAAATGTTGGATTAAAAAATACAAGTACATCTCTTCCTACATTCTCTACCGTAATGGTAGCTATGGCTGTCTCACCTACTGTAGCACTAGTTTGGTCTGTAGCATTTAAAGTTAATGAAGTAGCACTCCATGTAGCTGATGAATGGGTACAAACTTGTCCTTCTACAATGTTGCCAGTAGTTATAATACTACCATTTACAGTTAAAGCAGAGTTGTTCCAAGTTATGTTACTTCCACTTGATGGACCAAATCTAAACTGACCATCGTTAGCTATGTCTACTACATGTACACCACTAGAATTATATCCGTTAATACCATCTGTAGTTAGATTAACTCTAGCTCCACTAGCTGCTGTTTGAATAGTACCACCAGTCAATGTACCTGCGGTACATGAACCTAAGTCAGCATTTACAGATGACAGATTGCTTACGTTTATCTCAGCAGCAGTAACACTGTTAGCTGCCATTTGGTCTACTGTAATTGTATCTGCTGCAATCTGTGTAGCAGTTATTGTATTAGCTGTTACTATTCCACCGTCTATATATGTAGTAGCACCCGTTTGGAATTTTATGTTTCCACTAGCATCTACTACTCGTAATCCATAATCATTAGCTGTCCCCGATAATTTACCTAGGATAACTCTTGTTACTGGGGTACCCTGACTATCAGTTATAGTTATTTGATTGTTGACTCCATCTAGTTTTATTTTGCTTTCAGCTCCTACAAATAAACTTTGAGTAAACTGTGTATTGTTTGTTATCTTGTCTGCATCCAATGATATAACTTGGTCAGAGCTAATTAAAAATCCTGCTTGTACTGCTGATATAAAATCTAATAATGCAATGTATTGAGACTTAAGAAAGGTAGGTAACTTTATAGTTACATAATCTATAGGCTGTCCTTCCACGTATGTAGGAGGATTAGGTAAGCTTACTTCATCAAATGAATAACCATTAACTGCCATTATTTCTTTTTCCTCTTATTAAACAAAGATTCTGAGTAATAATATTTACCTTTTTTTACAATCTTACGTAGAAGATTAGCTGATGCTTTAGTTTCTTTATGCATAGTTTTATGTTTTTGTCCTTTTAGTATACGCCCATCTGGTGCCACGGAAGGAAGATGCCCATCTTTACCTCTCTTTATTCCATGCTTTTTAGCATGAGCATAGTCATAACCAGAACCTTCAGGGTTAAACTTTCTTGTTTTCTTTGCTATTTTACTTTCCTTCCTTTTCTACCCGTATAGGCTATTTCTTTTTGTGTATTTGCAAAAGAGTTTTTACCTTTTTTTAACTTTGGAGTTTTAAATTGTTTATTAACTTTTGCACCAAACTTTTTACGTGCCTTAGCATCCGCCTCTGCTTTCTTTTCTAACTTACTAGGTATTTTTTTCCCATCACGTAAAGCTTTTACTATAGTATCTTGTTCTTTCTTTGTCATACTTTTAGATAGTAGAGGGTGATGTTTTGTCTCTTTTTTATTACTACGAGATAATTCTGTAGACACCTTTTTTTTTCCTTTTTTATCTGTAGAACTCAAAGGACCATGAAATCCATAGTCTTTGTTTTCTTTACTCTTATATCTCTTCTCTTTTATTGTTAACCTTTTATGTTTACGAGTTAATGCTTTTTTTATCATGAATCTCCTGCTGTCTCCATATCTAATATAAACTCTGATACACTTGTAAAGTTTGTAGCTTTAATTGTTGTGTACCTACCAAATTCATTAAAATCTGCTTTAGGTGCTTTACCGTCTACGTCTGTAATAGTTTCATTTACATATGTAGGACTATCTGTACCCAGGTCTGCAGTTCCACAACTTATTGTAGTACTAGCAGGAGTTGCATCAGTTTGAATCCTACTAATCTGTACATAGTCTTTTGCTCCCTCTGCTGTAGCTCCCAGTACTTGACCACCTATCATCCCATGAAAAGCTTTGGTAGATATAGTACTGGTTATAGCTGAACTTATATCAGTTCCTGATGTATCCCTTTGATGTACTCTACCACTTGCTACCCCATAATAAACTTCTGGTATAGCAACTGTTCTGTATCTATAAAATCCTGAATAAGCTGATAGAGTAGATGAACTCCAGCAATTCTGCTGGTAGTTCCATATTAAAACTGCGTCAGGTATTTCTGAACTACCCGTAGGGTAGTGTATATTTACTTCTCTATTCTTAAGGTCTGTCCAAAGATATACATTATCTTTCCATGTATAATTTAAGTTATCAAATAACTCATTAACTACTGTCTTATCCGCTAAAGGTTCTACTGCCGCTCCGTTGAATAGATAGATACCATCATTACTTACAAACACATGTCCATTAGGTATATCTGTTACAGCCTTAGGTCCTATAATACCTATCTGTTGTCTAGCTTTAGGCACAAAGAATAAAGGACTACCTTGGTCTTGTAATGTTACAATACTGTCACTCTTATATATAGCTATAAAGTTATGTCCTAGTCTTCTAGCACTAACTATTGGGGCTCCTGAATAATCCAAGTCCAAATAATTAGTATTAGATATTCTGTCATAATCTGCTATGTCAGTCCACGCTACTCTAAAAGGAACTGCTCCATCCGTTCCATCTGTTATATTAAAAAATAATAACCTAGAGTTGAAAGCTATTACTATCTTAGCCAAAGTCAAGTTCCTGCCACTACTACTTGTATCCCAGGATACTGCACTAAAGTTACCAGTACTGGATTTAGCTGGTGTATTTTTATTATCTACTCTATATATCTCATTGTTTATTTCTGCAAAGAATACTTTGTCACTAGTTGCTCTAGTAACTCCTTCTGTTATTAAACTTGTATACGCACTACCATTCCAACTATATATCCTGGCTTCAGTAGCCATAAGTCTACGTACAGCTCCGTCAAATCTAATCTGGTCTGTTACTTCTATTACATCAGATGTTTCCGTTGTAGCTGCAAGTTGAGCATAGCCTTCACGCTTAGTCCACTTACCACTTCTGTATACTACATCAGATGCCACAGATAATTGATTATCTGCTATTAAATGAGGAGGATTTACAGTATTTAATCCGCCTGATAAATCTTTTATAAACCGTCTCATAAACTTCCCTCACCACTTACTTCTGTAAAATCAGTACCCGATGCTGCAGTTACCGCACTGAAATCTGTACTAGATGGTGCTACTACTACTGACCAATCTAAATGAACTACAAGTGCATTACCTACTGCATCTGTTTCTGCAAAGCCACTACTATTAACTTGTAATTTTAGTATACTAGTTCCAAATGCAAACGGGTCAGATAAACCTGTATTACTAGCTTGTAATTTAGCTATCTGTGTACCAAATGCAAATGGGTCTGCTAACCCTGTGTTACTAGCCTGGAGTTTGCCTGTAGGTGTACCAAACGCAAAACCATCTACTATAGCACTTAAGGCTCCTACCGTCATAGGGTCTGGTATAACTAACGGTATATGTCCCGCTGCCATACTAAATGCATTACTTGTAAATCCACTTGCTAAAGCCATACTACTCCTATGTTATGCTATACAATCTATATGTATAAGCTCTATTTGTTCCACCTGTTTTTTCTATTGTCCAAGTAAAATTTTCTGTACTTGTTATTGGTGGGAAATGATATAAAGGTTCATCTTGTGCACCCACAAAAGTATCTTTAATCATTATTCTATCATCAGTACCCGCAATCCTGACTTTAATTTTAATTACTATAGTGTCACCACTAGCATTGTTAGTCATATCTAAATAACCTGTATATGCAGCATCACCTGTTTGAGCTGAACCTATAGTTTGTTCACTACCGTCTGTAGTAAC